ACTCCGCATGGGTATTATACCCGTGCGGAGATCAATGAACTTTTATCAGTAGTAACAATTTGTTACTCAAGTCTATCGAATGACTTTTATTAGGTATTCGAAACTCTTTATAAACAACCATGTCTATTAGGGGTTTCACCCCCTATAGTTATTTGTTTGTATTTGAGTTTCAATGAATTGTTAGTAAAAGTAATTTAAGTATATACTTGTTTAATGTATTGAAAATTCTGCTGATTTAGTTTATGATCGAACCCAAGTTTTATATCTGTAGTCGTTTCATTATTCTTTATGAATTTTGTATAGCTGGCGATTACATTGCTCTTTTGAGCGCCAAGCTTAAATATTGAACCGATTTGGATTGCAATTGGATTATATGGCATTAGTCTCAGTTGTAGTTGTTCTTTAACATTTCGATTCCGGTGAACCCCGGAATTTGTTCAGGCCTTTTGGCCAATTAAAAACGCTCTCACTCATACATACAGAAGCGTTTTCAAAATATGTCTGTAGGATGTAATATTGTAATTAACATAACTCAATGAATGAGGAATTACCTGTATCATTGTTTCATCCTCCTCGTAATGCTTTGCGCTTGCGAGAAGAGCCCCCGTTTATTCGGCTAATAATAGAATAAGCCTAGTTTATCATCACGCTATGATCCTGTGATGTTCTTTAGGTAACCTATCTTTTGATATGGGGACCACACCTTAGACAAGACTCATTAGTCGGCGTATCGTCTAAGACTTTTAGTGAGGGTGTAATGAACCTTCATGTCCACTTGAGAATTCTCGTTGGACAGCTATTTAGTCGAAGCCTTACTAACCGATGTATTTAGTGTAGCGCCCTGCCTGCGGCGAATAATACATGTTTAAAATACGTAAGTAAGTCCATCCTCTTTACTGAGTGGTGGAGTAAAGCTTTTGTGTCGAAGCACAATTGGATTACCAATTTTGCGGGCTTCTCGTGAATTGGTTCCTCCGTGCTTGTCGTTTTTAATTTTAAATGAAAATGTCAAGCCAAGGAACTTCTGTCACATATAATAATAGTATCGTAAGTAATAATAAAGAGGCTTACGTTAGCTCTACGGAGAAATATTACTCTTATGTCCCTCAATCGGAAACTTTTGACCCGAAACAAGCTCGTTGCAAGAAATTTGCAAAAAACAAGCAAGCTCGTAGACAGGAAAAATTGAAGAATATGAGGAAGAATGGAAATCAAAATAGTGTTCCCAAGAATGCTCCCGAAAAGAGTGTTTTCGCAAAACCACGAGTTGATTACGTTCACCAGTCCCTAGTTGAAAAGCTATATCCTGCTAGTATCATCGATCTAGCTAAGGACAAGCTTTTGACGTTGAAAGCTGAAGCCCATACATCTAAGCTCATGGAAGTTTTGGAAGTTGTTGGTGCATTAGCTATCACCTTACCAGCAATGAAAACTCCTGCACAAGTTGCTGCCCAAATTGTTTTATCACTGAGGGCTTTAACAACTGGTAGTCTTTGCGAGCAAATTTTAGCTCAAGAAGATACTATCAAGTGGTGTAAGGATTTGTTCGGATATAATATATTTGAACAACAAGCTGCAATTTTTGGGGATACAATGCCTTCTGGTGTTGAATGGCTTAGCAAAGTTCCTGATCTTCGGGAAAATTGGGACGCTGTTCGCAATGCACCTATGTTTGGAAAGATTTCTGCTTTAATTTCTGTGGCAGCTTCTGTTGGATTATGTTCTGTAACTAACCTTAAGTGGTCTGTGCAGGGCGTAGATCTTTTCAGAGTTGGCACTGTATCGAAGCACAGTACTGCCATTGATTTGGTTGGTGCTGTTTTAGACACCGTCGTATATTTTATCGAGGGTGGTTATGAATGCTTTAAGCAAAAATCTTTCAACCCCTTGTTTTTTACGAACGATGATAGTAAAACTCTAGATGAGTTGTATTTTCCTCTATTGGAATTACATGAACATGCTATGGTTTTTAATTTACATGCCAAGAAAGTAACTATCAAGGGAGAACTTAAAACTATCAGTGACATTGAATATAGTCAACTGTTAGATGAAGCTCTTGAATTATCAGAGAGATTATTTAAGTCTGCTAAAGGTACCTGGCAACAAGGGTATCTAGAGAAACGTATTTATGTTCTTCGAAAAAATCGTGCTGCTTATCAAGCTAAACGAATTGATGGTTCTATGCGTTTTGCCCCATTTACAGTTTATGTGTGGGGTGACTCTGGTCGTGGTAAGACCACTATTGCCCAAGTTGTAATGGCTGATTGTTTATCAGCTGCGGGTGTTGATCCTGATACTAAAAATACAGCTATTATTAAGGAATCTGATAAGTTTGATTCTTCTTTGAAGGGACATACTACAGGTATCTTTTTTGATGACTTAGGGAATACCAAATCTGATTTTTTAGATAAGGCTCCTACTGAACGTATCATAGATATCAACAATAATATGGTTACTTACGCAAATAAGGCTGATCTTCATGAAAAAGGAAAGATTGAAATCAGACCTCGTGTATTTGTAATCACATCAAACGCTCCTTTGGCAAAACATGCGAATGTTGGATCTATTTGTCCTTATTCAATTGTTCGTCGTGCTGATGTACATTTAGAAGTGGAAGTTAAGAAGGAATTCGCTCTACAAGACGGACGTCTTGATAGTGCTAAAGCTTTATCCACTTTTCCTGGAGATTCATTAGTAAATGATATTTGGGATGTGCAAATTTACACACCTTTGGAGAAGAGACATGGTGGGGATAGTTCCCATTTGCGTCACATTGATGGTGTTCAGAAATTACAACCTCGAACCATTAATCAAACTCTTATGTTCTTGACTAACAAGTGCAAACAGCATTTTGAAAATCAACGTAGATTGATTACGAAGGGGGAGAGTTTAGTGTCTTCTCGTAGATATTGTCCTCATTGCAAATTGGCCCACACTTTATGTGATTGTGAGGCTATAGCAGAGATAAATCAATTTTGCGCAGAAGTACGTGATTTTATGGGAGATGTAGATAGTGATGATGAAGATGAACAACAAGCTTCTATGGAGGAATCCTTTGATTTTATCAAGGATCAATTTGAATCTATGGGACCTCGTGTATCTAACTTTGTTGGAAAATTTCCGACTTGGTTATTCACCAATAGGTTAGTTTCTAGTGCTTATATGCTTTGCAATGCTCGCAAATTTTTAAATTTCGAGAAAAGAGCTAGGCGAGGAATTAGTGTTTCTCTATTATCATCTTTGACAGCTTGCTCCATGTTTGAACAAATAAATTCACTTATGTGTGGTGGAATCATATTAGGTTTACATGCACTTGTATATGGTGGATTGTTAGCCAAATGGAGAAATGACCGTATGAATGAATTGTTGGCTCGTAAAGATGCAACTATTGATGTTTTTAGGTCGATTCGGGAGAGTAAGACTAAGGCTTTTATTAGCATGTGTGCTATTGCTGGTGTTATTTACAAGTTTACTGGTTTGTTCCGAACGGCTGTCGCTTTACAGCAATCTGCTCTTGTTCCTGAGAATGTTGAGGAAATTGAGAAGAGAGATGCTGAAGTAAATCCTTGGGCAACTGCTGTTGCAGCTGAACTTCACGTTACAGACAAGTCTGCTACTATGACCTTTGATCAATTATTGAGTAAAGTGGAAGCAAATTTGTGTCATGGTGTCTTTGTTGAAAATGGATTCCAACAGAAATGTGATGTTTTAGCCCTTGGGGGCAATACTTTTATGATGCCTTTGCATGTGTTCAAAAATCGTAGTGATATGAGAGCACTTATCACACGCAAGGATCCATCTGAATTGAATTCCACTTTTAAAGCTATTGTGAGTTCTAATTATATGATTCCTATTTTAGGAAAGGACTTATGTTTGGTCAACATTGCTTCAGGAGGAGTTTTTTCTGATATTCGTCATTTGTTCCCAGATAAAATTACAGCTTCCGGTTCCGGCCATTTCTTATATAAGAATGGTGATGGATCTGTGAGGTCTGACCCTGTTCGTATCACGTATACTAAGGATTCTAAATCTGGTGGAGCAGGTTATGATTATTCATTGCCTTACAACACTTTTACAGGACTATGCATGGGTGTTGTAGTTGCCAATTTTGCACGAAAATGCATAGGAGGTGTACATTTGCGTGGAATTCCTGATTCTCCAAAAGGAAAAGCTTTAATTGTTACTCAACAAGAGATTCAAGAAGCTTGGGACCAAGCACATAAGAAGTGGAAAGGTGCTTTTCCCTCTACTGTAAATGGTGATTTTCCCACTGTTCGTTATGAGAAACAAGTTTTAGTTACTCAGGATATTCATGAGAAGTCTCCTATTAACTATCTTCCCACTGGCAGTAATGTCGAATATGTGGGACAGGATGGGAGGAGAGTTACTCATACAAAGAGTAAAGTGCGTAAAACACCCATCTCAGATACCGTTGCTGAAGTTACTGGAGTTGAGAACCAACATGGTGCTCCAAAGTTTCACAGAACCAGGATGTGGCAAGCATCCTTGGCTCATTCAGCCAATCCTAGTGCAGGGATTGAAGGTAGTCTCGTAGAGACAGCATATAAAGATTATGTGAATGATCTTATTGGTGTTTTCAAACGCGACAAATTTAAGTTATGGGTTCTTTCAGAATTAACTCCCATGACTGATATGGAAACTCTATGTGGTAAAGATGGCAAGCGTTTTATTGATGCTATGCCCAAAGGTACCTCTAAGGGTTATCCGTTATCTGGTCCTAAAAGAGAAATGCTTGAACTCTTGGACCCGGTGGACTATCCGGATTTTCAATGTCCAGCTGAAGCACATCCTATGATTGTTGCGGAAATGAGAAAGATGGAACAAATCTTACTTTCAGGAAAGAGATGTTATTCCATTTTCAAAGCCTGTGTTAAGGATGAACCTACTAAAGTCACTAAGGACAAAGTTAGGGTTTTTCAAGCTGCTGATTGGGCTACACAAATGATGGTCCGTAAATATTTTCTGCCCCTTGCTCGTATTTTGTCATTATTTCCACTCGATTCAGAGTGTGCAGTAGGTGTGAATGCCCAAGGTCCTGAATGGGATCAATTAGCAAACCATATGAAGAAACACGGTGCAGATCGTATTTTGGCGGGAGATTATAGTAAGTATGATCTCCGTATGCCAGCACAACTTATTAACGCCGCTTTTGCTGCTTTAATTGAGATTGCAGAGAAGTGTGGTAGGTACACTGAAGATGACCTCACTATTATGAGGGGTGTTGCAACTGAAATTGCTTATTCTTGTGTAGCTTACAATGGAGATATTATCATTCATAAAGGATCTAATCCTTCTGGACAAAATTTGACTGTGTACATTAATTGTATTGTCAACTCCTTGCAACTAAGATGTGCATATTTCCACCTCTGGCCTTCTCACTTAGGCAAGCCCAAACCTTTCCGCGAGGTATGTGCTATTATGACTTATGGTGATGATGTGAAAGGTTCTGTGAAGACAGGATATGATTGGTTTAATCATATTACTTATGCTGACTTCCTGAAAGAACGTGATATGGTTTTTACCATGCCAGATAAAGAATCGGAACCTACTCCTTACATGAACGATCTCGAAGCTGATTTTTTGAAGCGTGAGAATAAATTCAATGAGGATACTGGTATGATTCATGGAGCTCTAGCTGAAGAATCTATCTTCAAGAGTCTTCATACCGTCCTTGAGTCCAAGGTTGTTTCTCTTGAGGATCAATCTGCTGGAAATATTGACGGGGCCTTACGCGAATGGTGGCAACACGGTAAGGAAGTCTATGAATTGCGTAGAAAGCAAATGAAAGAAGTGGCTTTCAAATGTGGAATGTCTGATTCTTGCAACATGTTAACTGAATCTTATGAGGACAGGCTTAAACATTTCCAGATTAGATATCTTGGACGTGAACCTGATGAAATTGATGAAGTTACTGATGAAGATGCATTTGTTTCTACAGTAGGCGATGAGTGGGATTTCTCAGAATAAATCTCAAATGCCTTGGAGAGGCGTAAAATCTAACCACTCCGGAACTATTCGTAGTCTAAGTTTAAAATAGTTGTGTATATATGGATACTACATATTTTATGATTTACATGTTTATATATTTTATGGAAGCTTTGTACATATAGACATCCTACCCTTAGGATACCGGTTTTTACTGGAGGTTTCGTCAACCAATAAAACATTGTCCCACACTTGAGCAGCAGGCATTGCCTTGATGTGTTGTATAATAAATTTGCCTACTTCAATTAATAATAATAATACAAAGAGTCTCGGGGCTGACTCAAATAGTCCCTCTATCGGTGCTTATAGTGTCTCAAAAGCGCCTGATAATGTATCAACACAAAATGTACATTTTGTCGATGGAGACACACCATGGTCTTATGACATTTCATCATCACCTGATGTTACTACCAAGCTTTCAGGATTTTCAGATGCTGAGCTTGGTTCCTTCCTCAGTCGTCCTGTCAAGATTAAGGAATTCTCGTGGACTCCGGAAAGTACTCGCTTATTTGAGGTATTTAATCCGTGGACTGAGTTTTTCACTAATATTGATGTGATGGAAAAAATCAATCGTTTTAGGAATTTACGATGCCATTTGCGCATGAAGATTCTATTGAATGGTAATTCTTTCTATTATGGACGTGCTTTGGTGTCATATAATCCTTTTTTAGCTAATGATAGTGTAACTATGAATCGTGCATTTTTCTCGCAAGATTTAATTGGTGCTTCCCAGAAGCCACACTTTATGCTTGATCCTACTACTTCTCAAGGTGGTGAAATGCTTTTACCATTTATTTGGCCAGAAAATTTTGTGGATATAACTGCGACAGATTGGCACGCTGAATTAGGAAGAGTCACAATCCATGATTTCGATATACTCCACCATGCTAATGGTGGGTCTGATCCTATTACTGTTTCAGTATTTGTTTGGGCAGAAGATGTTAATCTTTCTGTTCCTACCACTAAACTTGTGGATGGTTTGGCTCAAGGTGTCACACAGTCAGGTGTGGCGGATCGAGAACTTGACGAATTTGGTTTTCCCACTTACCAAGAACAAGCTGCAAGTAAAAAGAAGAAGAATGGTGTTTCTAGAAAAGTCAATAATACTTCATCTCATGATGAATTTACCAAAGATGGACTTATTAGTAAACCAGCTTCTGCTATTGCAAATGCTGCTAATGTTCTTTCTCAAATCCCAGTTATTGCGCCATACGCAAAAGCTACCTCTATGGTTGCTACACGTATTGGACAAGTTGCTAAGATTTTTGGCTATTCTAGGCCGCAGAATCTTGAAGATATTCATCCATACGTACCACGCTATATGGGCAATTTATGTAACACCGACACTCCAGAAACTTTGTTTAAGCTTTCACTTGATTCAAAGAATGAGTTGTCTATCGATACAAGGGTTATGGGATTGGGTGGTGAGGATGAACTTGCTATTAGTGCAATTGCACAGAGACCAAGTTTTTGGCAACAGTTTGATTGGGCCGAATCGGCAACTGCTGATGATTTACTAGCTTCCATACTAGTAACTCCTGGTTTAGTTCAAACTTTGCCGCATCCTACTGGTACTGAAATTCATCCAACTGCTTTGGCGTTTGCCTCAGCACCTTTTGAGGCTTGGCAAGGATCTATTAAATTTCGTTTCAATGTTGTTTGTTCGGAATACCATAGAGGACGACTTAGGTTAGTCTATAATCCTTTGTCCAATAACTCTGGGGCTGTTGCTTATAATCAAGTATATTCTACTACTATCGACATTTCTGAAGATCGTGATTTTGAATATGAGGTGAAATGGGCCGATATTCGTGCTTGGAATATTCTTTACGGTGCAGATTTCTATCCACTCATGACTACTTTTGACACTGTTGCTAATGTATCTGCTGGAACTGTTTTTGATAATGGAAGTTTGTCAGTTTACGTTGTTAACGAGTTGGCAACTCCTAGTACTACTGCAGCTGATGTTAAGATTCAAGTTTGGGTAAGTGGAGGAGAAGATCTGGCGTTTGCTGTTCCCTCAACTACGGGTTTGAAAAATACCTCGTATTTTGTTGAGCAGTCAGAAGTTTACGAACCACAGGCTGAAGAAATGCCAGATACTTTAGCCACTTCTAATGATGCATCTAATGCTCCAGATTGTTCTAATGAGATCCAAACCTTTGGGGATGGATCTGGAATGGTCCCTGACGATAATCAATATTTAGTGTATCAAGGTGAGAGAATCGTTAGTTTTCGCGATATGTTGCGGAGATATACTTATCACTCATCCTGGTGGCCTAGTGAAGTTGGTACAGGAATTCGACTCGTAACCACTGATTTGACGGATTTTCCGTACTATAGGGGTTGGGATCCGAATGCAGATGATGCAGGGTTTCCATTTGTAGGAAGTGGAAGTCAACCATATAATTTCTGTACTCAGACTTTACTTAATTGGTTAACACCTGCATTTGTATGTAGACGTGGTGGATTGCGTCATAAAGCAATTCTTACCGGGAGTTTCACAAATACTCTTGGTAGTTTTGGCGTAGCTAGACACAATATCCAAGGCATTTCTAATGGTCAATCGTCACATTCTTTGGATAATGCAAATATTGGCGATAGGAGAAAGAAAATGCAGGAAACACTTCGTGCCTCCACTGGAGGAACGGGTCTCACACCTGTAGCTAATAATCCTTGTCTGGAGTATGAAACTGCTTTCTACACCGCTGGTCAACGTTTTGTGCCAGCACGCGATACCAATTATTATGGTAGCGCTCATTCTGGACATGAACTTTCAAATGAAGTATTTGACGATAGAGTGGGTCAAAGAATAGATAAATATATTGCAACCGCAGAAGATTTCCAACTTGGTCTCTTCATAGGTGCACCTGTTTACTATTCTTATAACAACCCCATTCCAGCGTAGACTAATTTGGGTTCGGTCTAGACTATTTGTATGCAATTTTGTTTATATTTTTATATTTATATGTTTATATGTTTGCATATGGGGATGACGACAGTCACTAAAATGTCATAAGAGGCTTTCTCATGGGAGAAAGTCAGGATACTGCTCGGCGGCTGAGCAGGGGTAATGAATTACAACATTCATTTCCTGGATGAGATGTTTACACATCTTACGTTGTGCTATTTGTAGCTCAAAGGTTTATATACAAAACCCTAGTAAGATGTTCGCATCTTGCCTGGGTTTTGGATTTTTACTTTGAGTCGCAAATTTCTATAGCGTATGTCCGAAATTGTATATTTTAGACGTGTAGTGTTCTTTTGAGGTTAACAATTCCTCGCGTGACTACATGAACTAAATTTGGGCCGCTCACGCAAA